ACTCCCAACACTGGCTAAACCACCTGTTAGAGCAAACTCTGCCATCCACGTCGGCATTATAGCCAATCCCTGTGCCACTCTACCACCGAAAGAGAAGCCTCGTTCCTGTTCTTCAGCTAATTTACTCAAGAAATCGTCTACCCGCTTAGCATCCTGTTCTTTACTGAATACATGAGACTTGCCAGCTTTAGGGACATAACCAACACCGGGCATAAATTCAGGCTGATTATGTTCTCTGTGCTTGGCTATATTGAATGTTTCGTAGTCAAAATCGGGATTTTTCAGTCGCTTTGCTGCGTCTGCTAAAACGACGTTTTCAGCCATTCCTAAACCAGCACCAATAATCGGTATTTTCTTTAATGCTTCTGTGCCTGTAAATTCTCTGGCAAAAGCCTCCTTGAACTCTATCTGGTTAGCTTCTGGCTTACTCTCAAGTTGCTCAGGCTGTTCGCCATCTTGAGCAAACGGCGATTGCTCAGTTGACAACTGGTTGTCAGCAGAACCGCCAAATAAATCTTCGGTCGATAGCGATGGTTTTACACCGAAAAGTTCCTCAGTTGTAGGCATTAGATAGGCTCCCACTGATTATTGCCAACGTATTCGTACTCTTGGCCATTTGCCGTTGCAGTATCGCCAACTTGATATGTTTTCCCATTAACCTCAACGGTATCGGTTTTCTGTTTCCCCACTGATTCTGCCATACCCGCCGCCGCGGCAGTCTGATTCCATCCAGCTATTATTTCGTCCACCTTTTTCTTAACATCCTCTGGCTTTGGGGGTTTCCCTAAACCTTTACGCTGTCCTTCTTCGTTTTCTTCATACACAGTCATACTTTCATTGGTCTTATCCCACAGATCTCCGTACTCCTTCATGTTGATTTGCTCGCCCAGTGGCTCGAAATTGCCCTTATCGTCTCTAATGTACCGTCTACCTGTAACAGAGTCAGTTACAATACTATTGTTATATTCCTGCTGCGGTGTCACTTGGTCAGCTATTTCGTAAAACTCACCCTTATTGTTCTTGCCGTACCTTTTATCGTTCATCTCAAATGTACTTGCCTGAAAATCTTCCTCTGGTGTTGGCCCGAAATCGTCTTGGGGCAGAGGTGTGTAAGCATTATATTTAGCCCATACCTGACGCTGAAGTTTCTCGGCCTGCTCCGGTGTGTAAAGCTTTTCTGCTACACCCTCGTTTATTTTAGTAACAGCCTGAAGCAGTCTGGCTCGGCCCTGATTCTGTTCTTCAGTAAAAGCCCACTTGGTCTTTTCCTGGATAAGCGCTAACTCCTGCCTACCCTTCAACATTTGCCGGCCAGGTTCTTCCTCGTATTTGCGCAATGCAAGTTCGTTATCAGTCAGGATATTTGCTTGGTCAATGTTTTGTTTAGCCTGCCGCCTGTTAGATTCCTCAGTCAGTCTCTCTTGTCTGAAGTCCTGCGTCCTTTGGCTTTGTCTAATCCTTTCGGTGTTGTAAGCGTCGCTGAAATCTTGGCCTCTTTCTTTCAATTCAAACTGCCGTTGTTCTTCAGCTAGTATGTCATCACGCTTTCGGTCTAACAACCGTCGCTCACCTGCACCAACTCTGTACGCAGATTTACCAAGAACATCAAAGCTAGGATCATGTTTTACTTTTATACCCATTATTTCTCACCTCTTTAAGCTGTCAAACCTAACTGTTGCATTAGTTTTAAATACAGACTCATCTCAGGATAGGTATCTTCCCGACGCTCCATTACGCCTGCCTTGCCCGTCATCGCCCTGTCCAGACCTCGCATCTTCATATCTGCCAGTTGCAGTCTGAAAGGATTACCTACTTCTTCCTCATACTGTTTACCCAATCCTGTTTCCAGCGTAGAGCCACCAAGCCCTCTTGAAACCAAGTCCTGCTTTGAATTTTCAATGGATTTAAACTTCTCCCTGTCATACTGTGCCATCGCTCCTGCGCCGTAAGAACCCTCCGGCCCATACATCTTCTCAATATCGCCGTAGACACCAAGTATCTCGCCGTACCGCTTCTCGTTAGCTGTCTTGGCCTCATCCTGAGCACCTTGGAATTCACTGGTCAGGGTTGGCGTTGTTTTTTCCGGCACACGACCACTTCTAAGAGCCTTAAATTCCTCTACTGTTCTTGGCTTTCTCGCAGGGTCATTGTTAGGTGTCGTACCGGGCATACCGTAAGTAGGGTATCTCGTCATTGGAGTACCAGACCTTTTAAGTGTCGCTGTACGTTTTTTTCCGCTACTTAGAACCCCAGTATTTCCACCCATCCAGCTACTTCTCGCCGGAGCCGAGCCAGAGGTATAGCTGGTTCTTCCGCCAGTACCCATCTTGTCAAGTGCTGAACGGTCACGTTCTCTTTGTAATCTTCTACTCATTTTACTTGCCTTTCTTTTTCCATTTACCTTCCGGGCATTTTTCCGTTGCCATTCTTGCTTTCAGCCACAAAAAACAACCACACTTCGGGCATGTTCTCTTGGTAGTGCAATCCGAACATAAAACCCGTCTTTGGAAATATTCTTTTATGCTCACCGCTGCAAACCTACTCAGTGCCCAGCGGAGCATCGCTTTTAGAAATTCTTTTACCATTACGTTATCCTGTCCCCGCAAGCAACAATGGCACTTCCATCACCCGATACTTGGATGTGATAGGTGTTTCCTGTTGTATCATACCCTTTTACAAAGGTGCCGCTACTGTTAAACTTCCACACTGAATAGTAATTTCCGCCAACGTTATTGTTTCGAGTTCCAGATACATAAACATTGCCGGCAGCATCTACAGCTACGCCTTTAGCGACGCTACCTGTTGTGCAAAAGTCAGCAACAGTAACTCCATCACTTGTTACAGTTCGCACAGAATACCCACTAACCTCCGCACCCAGAGCAATATAAACTAAGGTTTCAGCAGGATTAAATGCCACTCCTGTAGCACCAGCACCAAGATATTTTCTCCACTGCAAAGCGCCAGAGGTGTTGTATTTATGAGTAGTGTACCCGCTTGCATTGGCATCACCAACAAAGTACACATTTTCAGATGCGTCTAATATCACATCGTGTTGGTCGGTACTATTAAAATCGAGGGCATTCCCCCATCGAAACGACAAGCTATCGTTGTATTCAATTACTTCGTTTCCAGGAGTAGAGTAGTAGCCAACACACACCGTATTGACGGCAACTGCGATAGACGCTCCTGATGTAACCCCATTGCCGCCAGATGTATTTAACGTGCCATCAGCGTTGAGTTTCCATATATCCTTACTTGACACCCTACCTCCTGTGATGTAAACAAAACTGCCATCTTTTGCCGCCACAGCTTCGGTTGTGCCGCCTGTATCATAATCCCAAATCAAGACTCCTGAGCTGTTTAGCTTCCATACAGATTTACTATTAGCTCTGTTCCCAGCGGCGAAGACATTACCCGAACCATCAAGGTGCACATCCCTGCAATGGTCGCCAGTGTCATAAATCCAATTCAATTCCAGATCAGAATTAATGTGCCATATAGAAGCAGGTCTATTACATCTACACCGTGACAGTCTGAAAAGCAAATGCCTAACTTTCACCCAGTCGCCAACAGGTAGTGAAAAGGCTCTTATATCGCAACACCTGCACCAGAAAAGTCTTTGCAGGATATTTCTTAAACCTACCCAGTCATTGTCGGGCAAAGAGAAAGCGGAGGAACTGTTATCCAGACCCGCATCGCCTCTGCCGTCAAACAGCAGTTTGAATAAGTGCCTCAACTTCGGCCAGTCATTATCTTTTAGGCTCCACAGTCCCATTAAATCCTTACCTTGCCTGTCGACTCGATCTCTACTGTTACTTGGTCAATATCATCACCCGAAAACTGTACCGCTGCGTAAACACCCCTGATTCTCGGCCTTAACAGGTTCTTTCTCGCCGCACCCAAACTCAATGCCCCGCTATTCCACTTTGCCGCACCTGTCCCTGTTTCCAGATTAGCCCTAACCTCCATTTCGCTGTTACCAGCATAGACGTAGCAGGTTGGAGTTGAGTTGCTGTCTTTGGTAACAGATATGGTTTTAAGTAGTCCATAATTGTCTGTGCCCTTACCCATCGGGAAAGGCCCGTAGGTAGTCGTACTCTTACCAATAAGTCCGTCAATCTGGCTAACCTTCTGGCCGTTAATGTTAATATCCATCAAGCCTATCGGTTCGATATTCGCCACTACCTTTTCAATGACAATGCCTGGGTTTTCAAGCTCAACGCCAAGAAAAGCCCCTGATACATTCGGCCTAAAGACAGCTTCTTCGCCTGAATTGACATCAGCGTCATCTTTGAAGGGTGCCACAACAGTATTGTATTTTGTCATCAGTTCTATTTCACTGTTAGCTACCCAAACACTGACATCTATATTGTCTGACGATCCTGTAGTTACGATCAGTTCAGTAAGTTTGCCTCGCCTGTTATTTTGTGACCCCATCTGGAAAGGAGCGTAAAATACTGTCGGAGTAGCTGGAGTGCCGTCATGGTCTTCAGGAAAGAAACCCTCAGTCCTAAAATCGTACCACCAATAATCAAAAAGATTCGAGTTTGATGCAGGACAGGTGGTAGTTTGCCAATTTGAGTTCACATTAGGAGATGCAGCAGATGAGTCCTGAAACGTCAGCGAAGTATAACAGACGCTATTGTACTTTACATTTGCACCTGGATAGTAACTAGCTGACGTAGACCATGCAGGATAGTCACTAATTGACGTTGTGATACAGATTCCCATGTTTATTGGGTCAAAGGCCAAGTTTATAGAATTACCCGAACCAGAGAAAATGTCAGGCACCTTATCTGCGCTGAGGTTTTGTATGCCACTGAACCCTGCTGGCATTTTATACAGCCCTGACTTTGAAGCGAAATAGAAATTGCCGTTATAGTCAAAACACCAAGCGTTTAGCCCCAGTATTCCTATACCCTCGACAATTTTATCTATTGAACCACCCCACGCAGGATCGCCCCTGAACAACCAAATACTGTTCTCACAGCCTGCTATTAAATAGTCGTCTGTATGTGGGGCAAGTGCAATAATCTTCTCTACTACTCGGCCTGACTCTCCGATTGAACCCGAAACCGGAGTGCCTGCGTCATTAGCTAGGTAAGTAAAGTCTGTCGGGTCGCCTGCCCTGCTCATCGCCCAGTTGTATTGATTCCACTTCGTATTGAATGTACCAAGTAGGCCCGCATTAAAATCAGCACCATCTCCTGTAGGCCCTGCGCCTACTAATCTTCCCCGCCAGCCACAAATGACCGTTGCGGCAGCACCTACACCAATAGCCATATCAGCGCCGGTATAGGTAACGCCGAATAACTCCCACCTGCTGTTATTGCTGGTGAAAAACTCAGTTGGCGAAGCACCGCCCCTTGCCCTTACCTCATCAGGGTCATAGGGACGCATATTTATCATGTAAGGACTGGTTATCGGCGGCTGTTTGCCGTAAGCCCAGTTCTTATTATAACCCTTTAGTGGGAATGGCAGTTCTACTATCGGCATAATAATCTCTTTTTCTACGGGGCGTTGCCCACGATTAACCAACTTACAGCTGTTGTAGGTCCGACTCCATCTAAACAAAGCCCTAAATTACCTGCCGGATTAATGGGAAGCCAGCAAGACTCTCCTACATCAAGAACCAAATCTGCATCTGCTGCCGCAAGAGCCGTTCCAGCCTGAAACTTAATTGGATACTTACCAGCCGCCGCAGCACCAGCCGGAAGTAGAATATTGCCTGTGGGTGATATGGATGTTTCGTTTGTACCATCGCCAAATATCGCCGTACCAGTCACAGTCAAGTCTTCATAAGTAGGACTATTTGGAACAGGATACAAAAGTAAGTTTTTTTCCATAGCCATTGCTATAGCTCCAAAGGCAGTCCTAAAATCTGCGAACCTGTCCACTCAACACGCTTGCCCAGAGCAGGGACATCAGCGTTAGAAGCTGCACCTGACGCTGCGTTGTAGAAGATTACATCGTATTCCCCTGCTGGCAGAGCCGATGGCATCGTCAGCGGATAACCGCCAAGTACAATACCAAACGTAAGGGCCATAGCAGAATCGCCCCAAGCCGTAGCCGTTGACAGCACACCAGTTGTTGCATTGGCTATCTTGTCATCTATCGGCCTGACAATCCTTGCATACCAGTCGCCTGTTACTCTGTATAAATTGAATTTAGTTGCCATTATTATTCTCCAAAAAGTGAAACTTTACCATTTTTGTTATACAGCGAACCTTGCCCATTTAAACCATACACTGAACCTTCATCACCAAGGCTATACAGGGCTTGAGTTCCGTTGCCACCATTGTAAAGGGATATGATTTCCTGCAAAGTCAGTTCCCTGTTATAGAAAGCCACAATATCAATAACACCAGTATAAAAAACACTAACAGTACCTCTTGAATTTTGTGCGCCTATAACCATTGGATATTGAAAAGCTGTTATATTGTCTGGGGTTTGTTGAAAAAGATAGGTAGTAGTAAATTTTACACCATCAACGTAAAAATCTACAGCATTATTAACTCTATCAATATTGATAACAAGAAAATGATAGTTCCCATCAGTAATCTTAGTGTTAGATTCTACTCCACATCTTAGTAAATTCTCATCATTATCTCTTATATTAAGTCGTATATTACCAAGTACATTAGCACCAGCTATATTAGAATTTAATCCTATTTGAATTGCAGTCGAAGAGCCATCATTTATAGTTCCAAAAATATACATAACTGTAGTTGTGCTTGATTTCATCCAATAGGAAATCGCTGACTGCTGAAACGCTGCGAAATGACCCATCGTGCCAATAGATACATGGTCATCTACTCCATCGAATAGTAAGGCTCCTGTACCAGTTATTACACCAGGCGTATCGTGCTGGTTTGTGAAAGGATTACCAGTAGCATCTGTAAACGTACCTGCATTGACACCTTTAAAGTCTGCTACAGCGGCACTTGCAGCGTTCTCATTCATTTTATACTGACTAACGCATGATTTTAATAATGTTGACATTACTTAACTCCCTTGATTTGAGCAATATCCGCTTCAACCTCAGCCAGAGAACTGTCCATATCTTTAGCTACCTGCGATATGCGTGCCTTTTTAGCAACCATGATGTCCTTGAATAATTCAACATCTTTCAATCCATACTCTTTTGTTGTATTATCCGCACAAACAACTACGAGTTTGTCACCGACAACCGTTTTGCTCGTTACTGTATCAATTTCACCTGTGTAATCAGCCATTTCTTACCTCACATTTCTTTTTATCAAAATATTAACTGTCGTAAGATACTAAGTTGTCACCCCAATGTTGCCGTCTTCTATGGGTATTGTCGTCCCTGTGTACCGCATCTGAGTTGTCCCTGTTATAGCCGTAATAGTCTGGGCTGTTTTTCTGGTTATCAATGGCTATACTGGCCGCCAATCTTTCCTTAAAGTTTTCATACTTCAAGCCCCTTTTATCATCCTCCTGTTCTTCGGCTATTGCTAAACATGAAGCCAGTATAGTCTCTGAATGTTCCGAACCGCCGTAAGGATACTCCAAAGTCGTATCCACAAGCATCTGAGGAAGTATCCGTTTAACGTAAGACATCGTAATAACTGAATCAGGGGTTGGGTAAAACAGAACCTCGAACCGCTGGCCAGTTGTGGTTACTGTATGCTCTTTGGGTCTGGTTGCCGCCCAATAAGGGGTTCCAGAGCTATACGAAGTCTGTCGCAGTTGCCGTATCTTACCTTCTCCAATGATGTCTATCTCTGGCTTGTAATTTGAGGACTCAACCACAATAGCACCTTCAATGCCACCGAAGTCGTCTGGTAGGTCGTAATTGCCGTCATGCCTCAAGGTGTAAGTTGCCGCTGTTTCGGTAGCTGCTGTCCAAGCATTATCAAGCTCAATATGTGTATCATCAGTCCTTGAAGCAATGGTGTACTCTGTTGTATCTACAATAAGCGAACCGTGTGTATATGCCCATGACGGCCATACTCCTGTTGTGAGCGTCACTGTCGTCCCTGCAAGCGTTATTGCGATAGTTCCAGTGCTGTAAGGTGCAACCGTGTCTATCTCCACCACAGGAGCCAGAAAAGACCACTGGTGCGGGGTAACTTGACCAACCGCAGGAGGAAAGTAAAACTGTCGCAGTCCTCGCTTGAGTATCATAGCGATAGTTGCCTCTTGGTCAGTTGACCATGAAGATGAAGTTCTAGTCCAGCCCAAGTAATGGGCTATCTCGACACTAAGTTCTGCATATCCACCGCTTAAAGTGCTTTCAGTCATATTACACCTTTATATCTTCCGCTCTTATATCTTCCAAAACTTCTTCGCCTGTATCAATGGAATAATAGATACCTGCGTCGTCTTTATCGCTTCCGTTTATGTGGCCTCTAATTTCATCGCCATCGTGCCAAACACTCACAGGCAAGCCTATCTTGTGTACTTCAACTTCTTCCGGTTCTGGGTCTAATTCAATCTCAGCCGTTTCCGGTTCTGGTTCGGTTATCTGCTGTTCCAGTTCGGCAACAGGCTCCGTATTGTCCGTCTTAGCAAATTCTTCTGGTGTTGGAGGCTCAGGGTCTTTTTCGGGTTTCTGGAAGAATTCTTCCTCTAACTTGGGCTGTTCCGTTCCCAATCCATGAGGTACACCAGAAACATCGGCTTGCACTGTGTCTTTCTCAAACAGCCTTGTCTCAGGATTAAAACCGCAATCCAAAGCTATACGAAGCAAATCGCAAGCTGTAATAACGCCGTCTACAGGATCGAGTATCTTTTTCAGTGTGAAATACCGCTCCAACAGGAAGTCCGGCAGTTCATTCAGCTTCAGCATACGCCGAAGCATATCTGCGTGCATTGGGTTTATCCTGTCTCTCATGTCATTTATATCCATCTTACTTCCTTTCGATTTGGGGTTATCAAATATGCCCCCACCCGAAGGCAGGGGCTTTAAATCTACACTTTTACAAAACGTGACTCAAATGATACCTTGTTAAGCCAAGACTTCTTGCCGTCTTTGTGAGCGAGTGAATAGCCTTCAACACCCTTTTTCTTCTTTGGCTTTGCGTCTACTATTTTGCCTGTTTTGCTTTTCTTTTTATACTTCATTGCTAATTATCCTTCCTTATGGCTAGCTTTCTCTACCACCTGTTGTTGCATTGGTGACAAGTATTCTCAGCCAGTCAATCTGCATTATAATGTTAGATCCACTTGCATCCATCTGGAAAACAGGACACATAAGCAAGAGAGGCATATCATCAATATCAGTTGTGGTATAAACCAAAGCTCCATCGAAGTAGAACTTGACTGTTGAAGCTGCTACAGCACCAATACCTGTTACAACCATACCATAATTGTGATAGGTTGTCTTCACTGAAGTACAAACATCATCGTCTTCTTCAACAGAAGCACCATCACCAATACCAACTGACCAGTCAGCAGACCCAGTACCCGCATCCCTGAAAAATCCGGCATGGTTGTTGACTGTGCAAGCATCCGAGGCCGTTACTGGTGCGGTTATGGAATCGTCACACAATCCCATGAAACACTGCCCTGCGTCATCATCAACCAAGCATCGCCATTCCATACGCATCACTGTCCCAGAGGCAGGCTCACATTGTAAACCTAAATGCTGGATAGTACCGCCTTGGTCAGCAGTAGCAGAAATAGAGTCAAGTTGTACAATACCGCCCGGTACGGTTGGTAAATTTGCACACAACCCGTCTGTTCGCTCTGTGTACGTTAAATCATCTGTACTGCCTGTGCCACTAAGCGACATACCAGAATATTTATCATAGTCATTGAAGTAATACAAACCCTTTGAAGGGTCAAGCATCACATCAAGAATCGGTGCGCCACTCCAAATCAAAGGACTTGGACCAACTCCACCCGCAGCAGTTGAATTTGCTTGCAGTAACTCACCAAGCTCTGCCAAGACAGTCTCAGTATTGGTTGCTGTAAACCAAGCTGCTGTGTCAAGAATAGGCACGTTTGAAGCCAGAATCGTTCCAGCGTCAATCGCATCAAAATTACAAGAGGAAAGTGTTCCCTGATTTATCAGAAAAACTGAATCTGCCGACGCATCTGTGTCCTGAAAAATACAACCAGGAGCATAATCAGCCGTTCCATCTGTCGGAACAGTAGTTCCATGGTCAAACAGGATTCCAACACCTTCTACATAGTACGTCCTGCCTCTACTGTATTTCACGTCTTTTTCACTCATAAGAATATCTCTTTCTGGCTCTATAGCGAGCCAACAAGATTATGGTTAAGCGAAAGCCCCGCCCCGAAGGACGGAGCATCGCCAAACCCAAACCGATTAATTTACGCAGGTACTACGGCTGAACCAGAAATACCTTCAAGTTGCCAAGCTCCGTAGGTTGACGCTGCTGGACCAAACTGCCTCCAGATAAGCGTACACCACTCACCTGCACTATTAAACGTAACAGTAGCAAGAATAGTTCCTGCTATGGCCGAACCAGAAAGAGTCCAGCCACTTGTTACATCAAGTGCAATATCGCTTGTGGATAATCCACCTAACGAGTAGAAGCCTTTTTTGGCTCCGTCAATAGTGCTGTCAGGAACCACTGCATCACAATTAGCAGTCATTGTAAACCCACCAAGTATGATTGTTGTCCCTTCTGATAAGATAGGCTCTGTAGCAGCAGCAGTTTTAGGAACATAGTAATCTACGAGACCTGATTCGTCGCCGTCGCAAAGATAGGCCAGCCTGAGCAGGTTCTTTTTCCTAAGTGTCCCAGTACAAGCTCCGTCACCCGTATCACCTGTTACGGTGAACGTGGTAGCACCTGTAGCCTGAACTACTGGATAAACACCAGAAGGACATATCTCTGCTTGGTCATTGGCTGTAGCACCGCCCCAAACAACAAACTCGTACTGGCTTGCGTCAAGGTCAGTTGCTACATAACCCATGAAAGTACCTGGCGTTCCTGTTGCTGAAGTAATAGTGGTCAGCCCTGTACCAGACGCATAAACAGAAGTAGATACGCCAGTGATTTCCTGCATAGGCATATCACCTTCGTCTGCTACAGCCAAAGTCGTCAGCGGAATCGCCGAACCTTTGCCTCTGAAACCGCCATACCCGAACAAACCATTCGCCAAAGTAGTATCGCCACTAGCATCTTCGCAAACTGCACAAGTAAGCAGTCCTGCATTGATTACTGACGTTGCCGCCTGTGAAACCATTGCACAGCCACCGGGCATTGCGAGCCGAATAATCCTTGTCGGACCATTTGAATCAGATGGAAGGTCGTTCATAACAACACCGGCAAAAGCCATGTTATTTGAACTGCTGGGTATTTGAACTGTCTTCAAACCTCTTGAACCCCATGAATCAGTTGCCGTCTGGCCTGTAGTGGTGGTTACATAGTCAAGGTCAAAGCACATACCACGACCTCTTTTCAGGGCTGATGTACCGCGATAAATGAACTCACCGATGATTTCATGTTTCGCAGCTTCATACAAAGTTAAATTTCTAACCATTTTAAAACTCCATTCTCAGGCATCACGCCTGTTTGAAATACTGGGATCACCCCAGATTACTTATCCTTTGTTAATTACCCAGTTGTTACGTCTGTTGACGCAAATCGTCTGGTGCCTGTGGAAAATGTCGGCTGTGAAAACACGCTTCTGGGTTGGATGCTTCTCGTACTCACCCATATTCATGTTGTCGCCCTTTTTCGTCATGGCATGGAACGTGCTCATGTCCAGACCATAAAGAGGATCTGATGTATCACTGTCGAGGTACCTTGCATGGATGATAGGATTTTTCTTGAAAACAAGGTCGCCGTCACCAGTCTTCATAAGACCCATAGGCCCGTTCTGACCGGCTGTATATGGCGATAAATCCCTACCGAGATTCTCGTTCTGAGCTTCACCGATGTTCTCCATACCTTCAAGTACGTCCTCATTAGTAAGAATCAGCCTTCTGTTAGGTTGTGCATCGCCAGTTGCACCCTTGTCAGTCCTTGGGGACTTCCAGTTGGTCGCTCTGTGTGACTTTCTCATACCTGTAATAAGGTCATTTTTGCTTATTGAGGTGTATTCCATTGTATGATTCTTGAAGTTCGGAACCTGAGTCAAGTTGATATTACCAATCAGTGAAAATCCTGAAGGATAACTACCGTTGAAGCCTGTTGTGGCGTTCTTAACAATCCAATACTTCAAACCCCAAGGCACTAAATCGTTAGCACTGTCAGGAGTACCGAAGAAATCCCGTTCCATCGTCTGTGCAACACGAAGTCGCATAGCTCTGTTACGAGGAACGATGATATTCTGAAGTCTTTCTTCGCCCTTGTTGTCAATAAGCTCGCCTCTTGTGTACGATACCGAATCGTTCAGCAAGCAGAAATTCACCTTCATCTTCTTTAGATGGTCGATGATAGAACCTGTACTCTCGGAAAACTCATCAACCCAGTTAGAGTATCCGCCGTTTTCCACCATCAGCATGTGTTCAACTCCAACACCGCCACGCATAATCTTCAGCCCGCCACGCTGTGTCAGCAAGTAAGGCTGGACTATAAACTCCTGCAAGTCTGTTGAAATATCAACGAAAGTTTCCTTGTCAGTCGCTACTCGAGTCGCCTCAAGCATATCAAGTATATCTTGTGTCTGTACGTTACTCATTTTTTAACTCTTTCTGGCGGTTAATCTTCGTCAAGCTTCTTGTCGAAGTCGCTTATTACTTTTGCCGCTTTTTCTTCCGCCGATTTTGCCGATCCCTTGCCAGTACCCTTTCCGATTGCTTGGCCTGCTCTCTTGCTAAGCTTCTCGATGGTGTCAGCTTCAGTTTTCGACTTGTTTACGATGTCTTTATGTAAATACAATACAGCCTGTTTAAAGAGTTTGCTTCTTGAAGGTACTGTTTTACCGAGCTTACGATACGCCTTGGCAGTAAGAGCCATCCTACTGTCAATCTTCATCCGATTTTCCATCTGCTCAGATGCAGGCTCAAGGTCTTCAAATTCACCTTCACCTAAAACTTCGTGAAAATCCTCGCCAAGCTCACTGAACCTTTTATCAAGCCAGTTGGTATACATTTCTGTACTCTGCGATGCTATCTGGCCTCTCAGTTCAGCATTAACCTTTTCTGCGTCTAAACGAGCCTGCCCCTGTTCGTTGAGTTTCTTGATAATTTCCTCATCATATTCTTCAGGGTCTAATCCGCAGTCGTAAGGCTCATCTTCAGTACCAGCTTCCTTCGCTTCGGCAGCAGCTTTCGCATCAGCAGTTTCTTTTGCCTTCGCAGCTTTCGCATCATCGTCGGCAAGAATCTGTTCCTCAATAGCTTTTGTTTCAGCTTCAATCTCTTTATCTTTCGCTGTTTGCTCAACTGCTTCTTCCTCGCCGGACTCCTCTTTCGCAGCTTCTTCTTCGGCATCCTTTTCTTCATCAGTATCCTCAATGGCGGAATTATCATCGTCATTGATTAAACTATCAAACTTCTTATTAGCATCCAGGGTTTCCTGGGGAATCTCTTTTTCGGTTGTCTCAACCTTAGTTTCTTCGGTTTCAACTTTTACTTCTTCTTTACTCATAATAATTCCTCTCGGTCTTGGGTTTCGGTTCGGGTTTTATCTTTTAGTGCTACGCCTACTACTTCTTGCTGGCTTAGGGTCGCCTTTTTTCCCTACCCTAGGCGTTCCTCCGCAACTTCCTTTTTTTGCAACTTTTTTCATTGTAATTCCTCTCGATTTCAGGTTATCTATTAGCAGGCACAGGGTCACTGTACCCTGCATTACGGTCAAAATAGCCATGAGCTTCACAATACGCTTTGCGGTGGCTCTTGCTTGTAAATACAGGGTCGCCTGCCGAGTTATACTCAATGGCAACACCCATTTCTGCATCACGCCTTTTCATATCAGGTACCTCGCTTGGTGATACTCCCATAGCGTAAGATGCCATAGGCCAGTTACCAGCAGTCTGCCACGACTTCTTATACACAATTCCGTGGTCGTAACACTGTATGCCGTCTTCCAAAGTAATACACCAACGCGAACCACAGCCGTCACTCCATATCCTATCCATCCAATCTGAATAGGCTATTTCAAGGAAGATCTCTTTCTTAGTGCCCATTGTTACTAAACGGTGCAGTGCCATTTATATTTTCTCCTCTATCCGTGTTAGAGATTCTTTTATTTCACCGAATTGCTGGTTCTGATAATGCTCATACTGGTTAAAAACTTCTTTGTCGACTTTACAGTCATCTAACTCTTTTATACTTGTGATGCCGATAGTTACAGTCACAAATAATACTGTAATAATAAACCCAATTAAAACTTTAAGCCAAATACTATTAGTTGAATCCGTCATCGTTTTCTTCCCTTTTTATTTTGCTCTTTATGTTCTTGTGGCAAAATCTTCCCTGTGATTCAGCTTCCATAAAGTCATTGTAAAGTTCAGCGGTTACGCCTTTGTAATCATATTGTACGCCGTTACTAAACTCTACCCTTAAAGTGCCGTTCTCGTATCCAGCCGACTTGATATTTGAACTCTTTACAGGCACCATTTGCATTTGGTTAACTCCTAATAATCTTCTCTATCAGCCATCTCACTATACAAATCCAATTTCATTATTTCTAAAAGCCCTATTACTTCAGCATTTGTCACATCCTCAGCCTTACGGTGAATATCTATCACATTACTTATTCTGCACTGTAATGTCTCAGTACCTATCTTGCTCATCCTGTAGCCCTCTGCAATGCCGCCACTTCACTGCCCTGCGACTTCTGGCCCAATAGAGCATTTTGTAATACAGCACTCTTGCCTGAATCTGTAGCACCGGGCCGATTTATACGGACATTTTCACGCCGGGTAACAGGGGCCTGTCTTACTTGACCAGACTGGCCTACAGGCTCGCTATTCAATGATGGAGTAGAATATTCAATTATATCTTCAAGCTCTTTGATATTACTGAGCTTGCCTATTGTCTTGAAGAACTTCTCAATGTTAATAGTTGCACCCTGCTCCTGCATCATTGGAGTCAACGCCGGTACGAACTCCATAAAGATTGTCCTAAGACCCTGAAGTTTGCTTTCAGGTGACTGGTGTTGCATCGAGTATGGAACTATATCAAAATTGTACTGAAGATAATCGCCTTCTCTGTCGTCAGGATTGAACGGAACTGTGATTGTGATACTTTCAAAGCCAGGTACTTTTTTGACAACTGGAATCTGCTTTGGGTTTGGGTCTGTCCAAAGATAAAACATCAAGTCTTCTATAACACCGGTAGTAAATTCCGTCACTTCTTTTTGCATCTTCTGAATACGCATAGAAGCTGAGGCACTTAGTAACTGGTCCTGACCGAGAGTTTCAGACTGTGCGCCCAAGCCTCCGAGCATATCAAGATTACCAGCCATATAACTGAATAGGTCTTTCAGCATAAGAACTAAAGCTAATGTAGGCTGTGATACGCCACCGCTGTGCATCGGAGCTATGTTCTTGGGGTCATCTAATGCTATCACATCACCATCGTTTACCTCTACTGTACGCTCGCCATCAGCCTTGCCTCCGGGTCGAACACCTGTCCAGAACTTTTCGTTCTCTGCCTGCCTGCCCATCTTCCTGAACAGCCTATTGGTAAGGTCGTGTATATCCATCCAGTGCATAGCTGGTGCTACAGGCATTGTATTATTTTCTATCTTAGAGAAGCCGAGTTTCCTATACATGCCATGCTCTGGCCCATTCCATGAAAAATAATCCAAAACTTCTTCGATAGGATTTTCTTTGTCAAACGGATCGGAAGCTAAACACCGCAATACTAAGTTCTGTTTCTTCAGGAACAAATCTAGCAGTCTAATTGTCGGCCTAAATTCTTCTCTTTGCGACTGGCTATGGCCCTCTGAAGTGTCGTGATCTCTTTGTTCTGTGTTTGTAAGATTGCCACGCGGTGTCCATCCACCTTTTTTATTAGGAAACATTTCTTCACATTCATCTATGGTAGGGTAATAAAAGTTTCCCTCAAATTGACTGTTCTCGTCGGTATCGGCTGTCATATCCTCTACCCAGTCGTCAAGTGAAACGTAATCTGCAAAAGCCTGACCGCTGTCGTGCGTAAACCCGCCGACCTCTACTGTACTGCGATTCAACCCTACCTTTATAATACCTTTTGAAATCATTGCACCTATAACAACCATCTCAAGAGTCTTGCCGAGCTTTATTTCTTTAATCAGATGGTTTCCTGCCAATTCAAAGCGTGTAGCGATTTCCTTGAGCTGCTCGTATATAGTGGTTATGGATACTGCTGGATTTTTGGCGACTAACCTTTGCAGGTAAATGTTCATAGCCAATTCGAGTAGGTTTATGGGTACTTTATCTTTTGCACCGTTAGCAGAATAATTATGGCCGACAGCCTCCCTGATAACTTCATGCCTGTTGTCACGAAAAACTTTCATGGTGTCATACGAATAGCCAACCGCACGGCCCAATTGAGCAATGTCAGCTTCGTTCGTAGGATTGAATTTAGCCATAAATGCTACTCCTTTGTGTGAATAAAAAAAGGACCTCACAAGTTCACAGCCCTGTGAGGCCCTTATATTTATTCAATTTAGCTCAGGGGAGCTACCCCGTCACCGTCTACTTAAACCCATACAC